CCGTCCGGACGTGCGGGGTCGATCGGTGTCTATACGGCACACGACGATATCTCTGCCGCGTTGGAAAAGGCTGGCGTCAAGCGCACCTACATTTCGGCAGGCAAGCACAAGGTCGAAGGCAACGAAACTGAACCACTCGGCAAGGACACGCTGGCCTACATTCAGGACAGCGTAAACCGCTCCTATGGCCGGTTTTTGCAGAGCGTTGCCGATGGGCGCGGCATAACCAAGGCGCGCGTTGAAGCTGATTTTGGTCAGGGCAGGGTATTCTATTCTGAAGCCCTTATTGACCGGGGTATGGCAGACCGTATTGCCACACTTGACGAGACCTTGGCCCGACTGGGCGCGAACACCGAGCCGGAATATGTCCGCCGCGTAAAGGCGGCCAACGCCGCAAAGGCAGAAGCCGCACAACTGTTGGCCCACAAAATGGCCTCTGGCGAAGTAATCACCAAACGCGAATTCGAGAACGGGATCAGGGGACTGATCGGCTTATCGAACTCGGAAGCAGAGCGAGCAGCCCGGCTCTACTTCAAGGACGGTCAGGGGGAACCTGACTACGGCGCTGTGGACGCCGCACTAGACCAAGTGCTGGCACAAGCAAAGACTTTTACAATTTAAGGTTTCCCATACATGTCTGATAATACTGCGCTTGCCGAGAAGATCGGTGAGCTTGGCCAGTCTTTGGCTTCCATCAAGGAAAAAGTCGGCAATCTCGCGACTGACTTCACCACACGACTTCAGCAGCATGGCGCTGTTTCTACCGATTTGACCGGCAAGGTCGATAAGGCTCTGTCTGAGCTGGGCGACACTGCCACCCGTATCAGTGAGCTGGAAAAGCGCGCCGCGCGCGAACGCGAACAGACCGAAGATGTCGCATTGGGTGGCCTCGGTGATCAGCTTGTCGCTGCTGAGGCGTTCAAGAAGGTTGATACCTCTGGAGCGTGGCGCGGATCTATCCGTGTCGGGGCTGAACGAGCTGACATCACTTCGGCTGACACAACGGTAGGTACGGGCCGTTCGGCAAGTACGTCGCTTGTACAGGGTCAGCGTGTTCCGGGCATCATCGCGCCTCCAAATCGCGAGTTTACGATCCGCGATCTGATTGCCCCAGGCCAGACTTCAAGCAATAGCGTCGAATACGTTAAAGAAACCGGCTTCACCAACAATGCCGCTCCGGTAGCTGAAACAACGCTTAAGCCCAAATCTGATCTGACTTTCGATCTGGAAACGACGCCTGTGCGCACGCTGGCGCATATCTTCAAGGCTAGTCGACAGATTCTGGACGACGCTCCGGCCCTTGCGAGCTACATCAACGCCCGAGGCACTTACGGCCTGAAGTATGTCGAAGAGCAGCAGATACTGAATGGCGACGGTACTGGTCAGAACTTAAATGGTATTCTGCCGCAGGCTTCCGCATTTGCGCCTGCGTTTGCCCCGACTGACGAACAGGCTATTGATCGTCTTCGTCTTGCGGTGCTTCAGGTTCTTCTGGCTGAATTCCCGGCTTCGGGTTTTGTCTTGCACCCGACCGATTGGGCACGCATCGAACTGACGAAGGATAGTGAAGGCCGCTACATCGTCGGCAATGCTCAATCTCCGATTGGTCCGTCGCTGTGGGGGCTGCCAGTCGTTCAGACGCAGGCCATTAACGCGGGCACGTTCTTGACTGGCGCGTTCAAGCTTGGCGCTCAGATTTTCGACCGGATGGGGGTCGAAGTTCTGTTGTCTACCGAGAACGAAGACGATTTTGTGAAGAACATGGCGACGATCCGCGTGGAAGAACGCCTTGCTCTGGCCGTGTATCGCCCAGAAGCGTTCGTCACTGGTTCGCTGGAATCTGGCTCGTAATAGTGAAGATTGGGGCGGCGTGATGCCGCCCCTTTATCCAGAGGGTGAATATGCAAGTTGTGATCGACGGCACGCGTTATGTGCCTGCCGGCGGGCATAACACGCGTATCGGCGTTGCCATTACGACCCACAACCGCGCTGATGTGCTCACCAAGGCCCTTGCAGAGCATGAAAAGCATCGGCCTGCCGGATCGGTCTTTGTTGTGGTGGACGATGGATCAAAACAGCCGGTCACCGTGCCGGACTGGGTGAAGCTGGTTCGAAACGATGTATCTCAAGGCATTGTTTCTGCAAAGAATGCCTGCCTGCGCGCCTTGATGGATGCCGGCTGTCAGCATCTATTCCTATGGGATGATGACGCTTGGCCGGTGTCCGATGGCTGGCATCATCCGTATATCGACAGCCCGGAGCCGCATCTGGCTTATCAATTTCTTGATCTGGCGGGCCCCCGGAAGCTGAAGGACATCACCATACTGCATCAGGATGCGCGCCATGTGGCTTATTCTGGTCAGCGCGGAGTGATGCTGTATTACCGGCGTGACGTGATCGAGAAGATCGGCGGCTTCGACTGGGTTTATGGCCGGGGCATGTATGAGCATTCCGACCTTGCCATGCGGATTTATCACGCCGGTCTGACTTCATGGGCCTTTGCTGATGTGTCTGGATCGGAAAAGCTGATTTACAGCATGGACGAACATGAGGCGGTCATACGGTCTGTCCCTGCGGCTGATCGCGATGCCTTGGTCAAGCGCAATGCCGAAATCCATAACCGGCGTCGGCACGCTGGATATACGGCCTATGTTCCGCTGATCGAGCCGGTGAATGTGGTCCTGACATCGATGTTGACCGAAGCGCCTGACCCGCAGCGCGGCACGAGATTGCAGGCAACGCCTGACATGCTGGCCGCTTGGGCCAAGAGCATAAAGGGGAGCAAGGCGGTCATTCTGGCCGATCATTTGGATGCGGCACCGGCTGGCGCTGAGATTGCCAAGGTCCATCCATCCAACCAGAACCCGTATTTTCTGCGCTGGCTGCATGTCTATGGCTGGCTGCGCGACCATCCAGAAACGGAATGGGTCTGGGCGACGGACGGTACCGATGTTGAAATGCTGGCCGAGCCTTGGGGACATATGGAACCCGGCAAGCTGTATGTCGGATCTGAACACAAGACCTTGGCAGACAAGTGGATGCTTTCAAACCATCCAGCGAGCCATCTGCAAGCGTTTTTGAAGGGAAACAGTCATCGTTTGATGCTGAATGCCGGATTGGTTGGCGGTGATCGCCAAACCGTGATGGCGTTCGCCCACGACATGGTGAAGGACTGGCATTCTCTGGCATCGCGGCGCTTCTGGAACGTCGAGCGCGCAGGTAACGAAGTCGGGGACATGGCCGCTTTCAATTTCGTCGCCTATTCAAAATGGGCTGAAAAGATCGAAACTGGCCCGCGCATCAACACCGTGTTCAAGACAGAAGGTGTTGGGCGGGAATATGCTTGGTGGCGACACAAATGAAGATCGTCATCGTGGCACATTACAAGCGCCGAGACCAAGCCGAACGTCTCGCTAGAAGCCTGAACGCGCATGTCGTCATGGACGAGATCGGCAACGGCGCGTTATTCGGCCATAGGAAGGCGCTGGAGTGGTGTTCCGTCCAGAACGAACGCTGCATCATTATGGAAGACGATGCGCTTCCTGTGGACGATTTCCGGGCGAAAGCGCTAGTCTGGATGGACGAATACCCCGATAGTCTGCTGTCCTTCTATTTAGGTACGGGTAGGCCACCGCAATATCAGGCGCAAATCGCCCACGCTTTGACCTATGCCGACGATCCTGACGCGGTGATTTGTTTGCCGCAGCTCATCCACGGCGTTTGCTACAGCATACCGAAACAGTTTGTCGGTGCTGTTGTTGATGGTTTGCCGTTGATTGGCGCAGCCGACTTTGCCGTAGGTAATGCATGGCGCTCAGTGACCGGGCAGCCAGTTGTATACCCGGTGCGCTCACTGGTCGATCACGACGACGGACCAAGTGTAGAACTCCACCCAGACGGGCAAAAACGAACCGAACCTAGAAGAGCATGGTTCCTAGCGGTACAAGAGAGCTTGAATGGCACTTGTTGGGCTTGAGTTGCTGAAAAAGCACCTGAGAGTTTTCCATGACGATGAGGATGCTGAACTTGAAGTATATCTCGCCGCGGCAGAAACAATCGTCACTGAATATGTAGATCGTGAGATCGTCGCGACAGGTGCGGAGAACCGCGAACCTGACATGAAGGCCGAAGGCAATGCCGTTCTGCCGCGTCATGTGCGGGCGCTACTGGCGCCATATCGTGTATGGCGTGCCGGCCAGTAATGCCCTGGCTCCGCTTCACAGCCACCTACGACTTCATTCCAAAGCCTGCGGTAACGATCCGCTACCCGGCGGGCTACGTCGGGCTAGTGACCACACCTTGCGCTAATCGCGCTGTTGCCGCTGGCAAAGCCGAGCGACTTCCAACCCCTACGAAAGACGAGGCCGAAGCATGGCGAAGCGCGCAGGTGCCGGCAGCCTGAACTGCCGTTTAACGTTTCAGCTCAGGCAGGACGTGGACGACGGCTTTGGCGGTACTCGCGGTGAGTGGGTCGACCAGTTCACCGTGCCAGGAAGGCTGGAACCACGTTACGGCAGCATTTCCGAAAGCCTCATGGCCGCACGAATGCAGTCCATGCAGCCGTACAATCTGACCATTCGCGGCAGCTCCGCGGCAAGGCAGATAACGGCATCGTGGCGGGCATACGACGCACGGGCGGGGAAGACAGGGGACAAGCCGAACCGGGTTTTCGGTATCAAGACTATCGTCAATCCGGACGAGCGCAATGCCTATTTGGAAATGCTCGTTGTTGAAGGCGAGGAAACCTGATGGCGGTTAAGATAAAAGGTCTGGATCGCCTGCAGATAAAGCTCAAGAAATTCCCGGAAGTTGCTGAAACACTTGTCAAAGCCGCTATGGAGCAAGGCGCGCAGGACATCGTCAACATGATGCAAAACCTTGTTCCCGTCGATGATGGCGAACTGATGGAAAGCATCGGTTGGACGTGGGGCCAAGCGCCCAAGTACAGTCAGCGCATTGGCAGCGTTAAGTCGAATGACGGCAAGCTGACAATCACGATTTACGCCGGCAATTCCAAGGTGCGTTACGCACATCTGGTCGAATTCGGCAGTGCGCCACACGTGAACGGCGGCATGTTCCCCGGAACATTCAACCCTGGGTCAAAGGCGCAACCCTTCTTTTACGTCTCATGGCGAGCTAAGCGGCGAAGTGCACGGGCCCGAGTGTCGCGCGCAATCACCAAGGCAGCCAAACAGATCGCGGCGGACCGCTAATGGACCCGGTTTTAGAACTTCAGGGCGCAATTATTCAGCGATTGCGCAGCTTTCCCGCGCTTGTCTCGCTGATTGGTCAGCGCAGCTACGATAACCCGCCGACGAATGACCAAGGGCAAGTCTCACCCTCTATCTTTCCGTATGTCAGCATCGGCGCGTCGAGCGCTCAACAGGCAAACGCCGACTGCATTTTCGCTGACGATATCATTTTCCAACTGGATGTCTGGTCGATTGAGCCAGCCAAAAAGCAGATGCGCGACATCGCAAACGCAGTGCGTCTCGCAACACGAGGGTGGGAGCCTGCTTTGGCATCTAATGCCCTCGTGACGTTCGACTACTGGCGAACTGACTACATACAGGACGGCGCGATCAATCATGCGTCGATCCGTTACACGGCGATCATCGAGCAGCCCTAGGGCCTCCACGCCGACCACCCCGAAAACCAATTTTATTGGGCTGCCGAAGGGCGGCCTTTTTCGTATGGAGGCCGCAATGGCTCAAGCTACGACGATCAAAGGCGGCAAGGTCCGTGTCAAGATCGGCAATAACGCAACACCGATCGTTTATACCGCACCATGTGGCTTTACCCAGCGATCGATTACGCTAACCAAGAACCTCAATGAAGTCTCGATCCCGGATTGTGAAAATCCTGACAAGGTCGACTGGATTGGACGTGACGCGGCGTCGCTCTCCATGAGCATTAGCGGCGAAGGCGTGCTAGCTTCAGAATCCGTTGAGGATTGGCTGGATGCAGGTGAGAGCATCGACTCCATCCCGGTACAGGTTGAAATCGAGTTTCCTGCCACGACCTACACCTATACTGGCAAAATGCACGCTGAGAGCCTCGAAATCGGCGCCAACAACGGCGAGCGGGCTACACTCAATGTGTCGCTGCAATCCGACGGCGAGATGGTCCGCACCTCTGCTCCGACGGCCCCGTAATGAGCAGGGACGCGAAAGTTGAACTCGACTGGGCGGATGGTACTTATACCTTTCGCCTAGGTTGGGGTGAATTGGAAGCCTTGCAGGAGGCTTGCGACGCCGGCCCCTGGGTCATTCTGGAGCGGTTATTCACCAAACAGTGCCGCGTCGGCGATATTGCTCATGTTATCCGGCAGGGTCTGATTGGTGGAGGCTTGGAACCGACTGCCGCCACGAAACTCGTGCGAACCTACATCGAAAAGCGCCCGCCTGCCGAGAATATCGTCTTCGCCACCATCATCCTGCAGGCTGGCATTCAAGGCGTACCGGAAGAGCCGGTGGGGGAGCAAGCGGCGGCAAATCAGACGGAGAGCAACTTGACAGTCTCCCCAACGGAAAAGTCAGATTTGCCGCGGTCTACGGCAACGGGGCGGCGCTCGGATTCACGCCGCAAGAAGTAAGACGAATGTCCATGTGGCAGTTCATGGCTGCCGTTGACGGCTACGTCAAAGCTAACTCGACCGACGATGGCGGTTTGAGCCAGAAGGAAAAAGACGAGCTTTGGGAGTGGGTGAGCGAGGGGTAGGGTTGCTTTCTAGTAGCAACCCAACTGTGTCGCTTCAGCCTGCGCCTGAGCGCGTTCAGCTTCCAGTATTCCAGCATAGTTGGCCCGGCTAAGCAGTTGTTGGCATCTTAGTTCTTTGTTCGCCGT